ACGTGATATAATTATAGAGAATTCTTCAAATAGGGTTGTAGTTGATAGTTTTGTAACGGAACGCCCGTTTACGCCAGTAGAAGCAACCCTTCAACTTGGTGGTAATATATTTCCAAAAAAAGATTTAATAGCTCATTTGGCTGCTATAAGAAATTCTACTAAATTGTCTCAGTTTAAACAAGTTGGAGATTTAGTGTTTGGGGAAAATGGTAAGTTAAAATGGGATATAGGTCCACAGTATAATGATTTAACTAAATATCATTTGAATCCATCAGATGATCCGGCTGGTGCTATAGTTATTTGGGAGCATCCTCCGCAAGATGAAGATATACCATATGGTTTATATATTATAGGTACTGACCCATACGATCATGATCAATCTGGTACTAATTCATTGGGTTCTGCCATTGTGTACAAACGTGTGCAAACTTTTGAATCTTATTATAATTTACCAGTGGCTGAGTATACAGGTAGACCAGAGACTGCAGAAGAGTTTTACGAAAAAGTGCGTAGGTTAGCACTTTACTTCAATGCGAAGATTTTGTATGAAAATGAGAAAAAAGGTTTATTCTCTTATTTCTCTCATAAACATTGTGAGCATTTACTTGCTACTCAACCCGATATCATTAAAGATATTGTACAGAATAGTAAAGTACAGCGTGGGTATGGCATACATATGAATACTCCTATTAAGGATTGGGGAGAAGGTTTAATCAAGGACTGGCTTATAGATGAAGAGCTTGGAATAGGTCGACCGAATTTAACAAAGATATTTTCAGAGCCCTTACTTGAGGAACTTATTAACTACAATCCAGATGGCAACTTCGACAGGGTCGTCGCATTTATGATGGTGATGATAATGTTACAGGAGTTACATCACGTTAATGTGAAAAAGAAAAAGAAAATTGAAAAAAACGTTTTATTCAGTAATGGAATATTTAGGGAAGAAGAGCGTTTGGTTATTTAATTTAAATTAAGATGAATGTAGATAAACAAACTTTTCCAATACAAAAACTCGCTCTCTCTAAGAAAACTAAAGAGTGGAAAGAGTCTTCTTTGGATGCTATTATAGCTAGGGAGGATGTACACAATGCTAAGAAAGATAACATGCGTACTGCCTATGGTTTATATAATAGTCAATATGATGAAGAGGATTTAAAATATGTAACTAATCCCTACAAGGTAGAAGATGGTTTTCCTGCTAAAACACAAGATTTTAATATTATTAGGCCAAAGATTGACTTGCTTATAGGTGAGGAAAGTAAGCGTCCTTTCAATATTAAAGTTATTCAAACTAATGATGAAATTGTATCGCATCTGTTAGATAAGAAAAAGGAACTTCTTATGCAGTATATGATGCAAGAAATTGGTGGTGGTCAGGAAGGTCAGGAACCAATGATGCCAGAGGAAATTGAAAAGTATTTAAAGTACAGCTACAAGAGTGTTGCAGAGGAAACTGCGTATCATTCTTTAAATTATTTGAAAGAAAAACTTAACTTACCCAATGAATTTCTCAAAGGTTGGAAAGATGGTTTAGTGGCTGGTGAAGAAGTGTATTATATTGGTTTAATAAATGGGGAACCTTCATTAGAACGTGTAAACCCATTATATTGCGATTATGATAGAGATCCTGATTTAGAATTTATTGAAGATGGTGATTGGTTTGTCAGACGAATGCTAATGAGTCCTTCTACTATTTATGATAGGTTCTTTGATATAATGGATGAATCAGATCTTGATAAGATGTTGGATTATAGTGAAGGTAAGTCTACATCTGGTGGGAGACCAAATGAGGTGAATACTCGTAGTATTATGTACAAGGAGAATATATCTGGTAGATTTTTTTCTAAGGAAGATGATATAGATGATACTAATTTGCTTACTGTTTGGCATGGTGTATGGAGGTCCTATAAGAAAATGGGTTTTTTAACTTATATGGATGAATCTGGTGAACCTATTACTACAGAGGTTGAAGAAGGTTATAAGAAAGAAGAAGGAGAAGCTGTTAAGTGGGAATGGGTTCCTGAGATATGGGAGGGTTATAGAATTGGTGATGAAATTTATATTGGCATTGGTCCAGTTGAATATCAACACGTTTCTGTAGATAATCCTGCTCATAGGAAACTTCCTTATTGTGGTGTTACGTATAGTAATACTAATTCTAAATCAAGGTCACTTGTACAGATAATGAAGCCTTTACAGTATATGTATATTATACTATGGTATAGGCTTGAGTTAACTTTAGCTAGGGATAAGGGCAAAGTTTTGGTGATGGATATTACTCAAATACCCAAAGGTTTGGGTGTTTCAGTAGAGCAATGGATGCATTATTTGACTTCAGTTGGAGTTAATTTTGTTAATCCTTATGATGAAGGATGGGATGTACCAGGTCGTGAAGGTGGTAAACCATCACAATTTAATCAAATTACGGCTGTTGATTTAACCATGGGGCAAGTAGTTGCAGAATATATAAATCTCATGGTTAAGATTGAGGAGATGATTGGTGAGGTATCTGGTGTATCTAAAGCAAGACAAGGACAGATTCACGAACGCTCTTTGGTAGGTAATGTTGAAAGAGAGGTTATCCAGTCTTCACATATTACGGAACCTTTGTTTTGGAATCATGGTCAGGCTAAAAAGAATGGTCTTACGATGCTACTTAATGTAGCCAAGCATGCTTGGTCTGAATTAGATACTGCTAAGAATTTGCATTATATTTTGAATGATTCTTCTAGGATATTCTTGGAGGTAAATGATGATTTTTTATATGCAGATTTGGATGTATTCTTGTCAGATTCTACTAAAGAGTCTAGGGATATTGAAGCAATTCGTACGTTGTTACAACCTGCTATGCAGACTGGTGCAACTCTATTGGATGCAGCAGAAATTATATCCGGTGATAATGTTACTCAAATTAAGAATAGACTTCAGGATATTGAGAAGCATAGACAAGAGTTAATGCAGCAACAGCAAGAGGTAGAGCAACAACAGGTTCAAATTGAGGCAGAACTTAAGGCAGAGGATAATAGAATTAAAGAAGAAGATTCTATACGTAGAGCTGAAACGGAGATACAAGTAGCACTTATAAAAGCTGAAGCAAGTGGTGATGTAGTTGATGAAGGTTACACAGAGGAAGTAAAACTTCAGTTACAGAGAGATAAACAAAAGGCAGATGAACGTCTCGCCAAGGAGAAAATACAAGAAGACGTTCGTAAAAATAAAAAAGCTGAGGAACAACGTGAGAAGGAAATCAGTATAAAAAGAAAACAAGCAAATAAACCGGTGAGTTCAACACCGAGTAAAAAATAATAATTATGGCAGATAAAGAAAAAACTCCGACGTTCGGTGGTTTCGATGCGTTAGGGGATACTTTAATAACACCAGGTTTTAATGTAGATGATGAATTTCCTATAACAGATCCTGAAAATATTATTGCAGAATTTAAGGAAACTCCTAAGCCAAAGTCTATTAAGGACATTAATGAAGACGAGGAAAACGAGGAAGGTATTGCAGATAATAGGACAAAATTTACTGAAGAACCTGAGGATGAAGAAACGGAAACCGGTGAGGAAGAGGAAGAGAATGAAGATGAAATTAAATCTAAATCTAAACCTAAACCGACGGAAGAAGTAAAGGAACCTACTGAGGATGAATTGAGAGAATTAGCTGAATATGAAACTGATATAACTAGTGTATTTCAAGAGAAATTAGGCGAAGAACTTGGTTGGGAATTTGAGGAAGATGAGAAATTTGATACAGTTAAGGATTTTGTTGACTATATGAAGGAGCAGGTTCAAGAAGCTTCCAAACCTACATTCGCTACTGAAGAAATGGAGAAGCTTAATGAATTTGTAGCAAATGGGGGTAGTTTACGAGATTTCTATGATAAGTCTGGTGCTGGTGGTTTGAACCTTGATGATTTTAAAATTGAAGATAATCCGTCTAATCAGAAAGCTGTAGTTCGTGAATACTTGGCTACTCGTGGGTATAAAGATGATCGTATCCAAAGAACATTAGATAGGTATGAGGAAGCTGGTGTTTTAGGTGAAGAAGCTGAAGATGCTTTAGAATTGTTAAAAGAATATAAAGAGGAAAATAAGCAAAAGCTATTAGAGCAGCAGAAAAAACAAACCGAACTAGTTAAAGAACAGCAACAAAAATTCATTTCAGACGTAGAACAGTATATAAACAGTGTAGAAGATATCAAAGGTATCAAAGTTTCTAAGAAAGATAAGGATAAACTTATCGATGACATATTTAAGCCGACAGCCGATGGTAGGACTGCATATCAAAAAAAGTATGCAAGTCATATTAAAAATTTGGTTGAATCGGCTTATTTTACAATGAATGATGATACCGCCATACAGAAAGTACAAAAGAAGGCGGAATCAGATGCCTATAAGAAAGTATATCAGAAGCTCAAAGCTAAAGGAAAAAGAAGCAAAGGTTCAGGAAGTCCAGAGACAAGTGAAGGTGATTCTGATGCGTTAGGCACATTAGGGAGGGCACTTATATAAGTACCTTCAAATTTTATTAATTTAATAGTGAGTTATGGACAACAATTTATTAAACAGTTTGCAACTCTATCGTACTAAGTATTTTTCAGACTTGGTTGATGAGAATATGCTAGCTAATGCACTACTCACTAAACCACATGTAGTTTCTACTGTATTATCTTATATTTTTGGTCGTTTCGATCAGGGTAATATTGTAGACTTTATTACCAATGGTTTGGGTAATACTTTGGTTGTTGAGAACAGGCAGTATGAATGGAACGTTATGATCGAACATGATCGTGCGATTCGCATCGTTGCTGCTGAAATTGATGGGGCTGCTGTAACAACTACAGCTGCTTCTACAGATGTTCCTGGGATCAATAATCAAGCTATCACACTGGTGTTGGAAGAAAAGTGGTTTGGGCCTGGTGCTATTCTCGAATTTGATGATAAAGATTTTCAAGTTCGTGTAATTGGCGAACCTTATCAAGATGGAGATAATTGGGTTTATACTGTTGTAACGGCTGATGGGCAACCAGAAAGCTACATTGATCCGATTTTGCTCGCTGCAGGATGTCAGGTTAGTAGGACAGGTAGTGCCTACGAAGAATATAGTGATGAAGCTGATATCGTTAATTATCAAACCCCATTTAAACTCAGGAATCACCTGACTACAATGAGGATGACATACGATATCACTGGAGATGCTTACTCTTCTGTTATGGTTATTGCTATTCGCGATCCGAAAACTAAGAAGTCTACTTTGTACTGGTCTGCGTACCAGGAATGGGTTGCTATGCGGCAGTGGTATGAAAGATTGGATCGAATGACAATGTATTCAAAGTATAATGCAAATTCTACTGGTGAGGTTACTTTGCAGGGTACTAATGGTCGTCCTGTATATATTGGCGCTGGTTTGCTACAGCAAATTTCGCCTGCAAACAGGAAATCTTATACAACTTTGACATTGGAACTTCTTGACACTTTCTTGTCAGACTTGTCTTACAACATTTTAGGACAAGGGGAACGCAAGTTCATTGCGTTGACTGGAGAGATGGGTATGCGTGAATTTGATCGTGTACTTCGTCAGAAGGCTTCTGGTTATAACCTGGTTGACACCAAGTTTATTTCTGGTTCAGGTCAGAATTTAACCCTTGGTGGACAATTTACAACTTATTTGGGACTCAATGGCATTCAGATTACTCTGAAGCATTTTCCAGTATATGACAATCCTACTTTCAATAGGAAACTTCATCCAATTAGTGGTAAACCACTTGAATCATATCGTATGACATTTGTTGATTTTGGTATGAGGGATGGTACTTCTAACTTGAGGAAAGTTGTTAGAAAAGATCGTGAATTTGTAATGTGGCATGTAGCTGGTTCTGTTGCTCCTGGTTCGGGGCACGCTAAGTCTATTTCTACGTTACGAGCTAATTCGAAGGACGGTTACCAAGTTAACTTCCTGTCTGAACAGGGTGTTATGCTTGCTGATCCTACAACTTCGGGTGAGCTTTATTGCGACAGTGAATAAACTCCCTTAGGGGGAGGAGTAAAAGATCCCCCTTTTATTTTTATACCGTTTAATTAAAAAGCGAGGATTATGAGAGTTATATTACGACCGACAAGGGTTAACGCCTGGTCAGGACTTGGGACTAAAAAGTATAGGAACTGTTGGGAGGACATTGGTCCTTACTTTACTAGATCTGGTGTGAGGTACACTGGTCTAACTAGAACAGAAGCTCAGGAATTGGGTAACATACTTAATTTAGATTTATCTCCTAACTCAACCTTTTGGGATTCATTTTTCATAAGGACAGTTGGGAAAGATTTATACCTCAATGTTGAAGATCCGTTTGACAAACTTAAATATTTATTTTTAAAGAATCATAAGAAAGTTAAAAGGTCTTTGACTGAAAATAAAGCTACGGCTGATTTTGTACTTATAAATAAGGATGAAGAAGCTCGTAGGGAGAATGTTTTTAATCGTATTAAAAGAGATGCGATTAAAGCATTTGATAAATTATCTTCTGAAGACATAAGGAAGGCTCTGAGACTCTATGGTCACAATGCTGACAGGATGAGTGCAGAGGTTGCGGAAAATAAACTATTTGAAATAATTGAGGGTAGTCCTCAAAGTTTCATGGATCGTTGGATTAATAATACAAACAGGGAACTTGAAGTATTGATTGAACGTGCTATATCCAAAAATATCATACGTAAAAATAAAAATATTTATCGATATGGTACTGAAGTAATTGGTCATAGTATGGGGGATACTGTTTCGTTTTTGAATGATCCTAAGAATCAAGATATTAAAATTACTATAATGAAATCTCTTGAATCTAAAGAAACTATTGAACCAATTCCGGAACCTGAACTTCCAGTTACGCCAATAGATGACGTAGAAAAAGAAGTTCTTGAAGAGTTGATTAATGCTCCAGTTGAACCTGTTAAAAAAACACGTGGTAGACCTAAAAAAGTTGAAACAGTTGACGAGGAAAAGGTTAAAGCTGCTGCACCTAAAAGTTCAGAAGATACAATTTAAAACTTATAGATGAATATTACTGAAATGCATTCCGCCGTTAGGCAGGAATTGGATAAGACAACATCTCTTACTACTCCAGATTATCTTGATGAGGAGATAGATTTTTGGCTTAATCGTGGTATATATAAGTTTGTTAAGACTAGGTATTCTGGTCTTAATATCAAAAGAGAGGGATTTGAACAATCTCAAAAGCGTATGGATGATCTTCATACGTTAGTTCGTGAAATAACTATATCTGTTATTCCTATTAATAGGAAACCAAATACTGTAACGGCAGCTTTGCCTTTTAGAGTAAATGCAATTACGGATAATACAGTTGTATATGATTATTGGTTTACTTTATCAGAAGCTGTTGATATGGGTTATTTGAAGTTGGGTGAAACATATACAAGTAGAGCTACTGGAGAGGTTGGTAATTATTACTATTTTATAGATAGTCTTACACAACCAACTGCTGCTTATGGTACAATTGACAATTTTGTTACTGATTCAAATTTATTTGGTTCAATAACGGGGGATGTCACCGGAACTGTGTTTTATGATGGTATGGTTTTTAATGGTAATACAGAGGGAGCTGATTATACTATAAGTGTAGGTTCTACAGCAAATGTATATGAATCTCCACATATTAAACGAGTTGGGATAACAGAATGTACT